CCTGAGGATGGGTTAATAATATGCTTAAACCTTTGGTAACTGCTGCTGCGGCTATAACAATAGGTATTGCTACGCCGCCTAAGGCTGCGCTACCTAGACCAGCTGCTGTACTAACAGCGCCCGCAGCTTTTTGTAAGCCTGAGGACTTAGCTACACGGTTGTTGATCTGTATGACCTTGTTAATTGCTTTGACCTGTGCTGTAGTTTCTTTAGATGCTCCACTAAGACTTAGTAACTCACCCTTAGCTGTCTGTAGTTCTTTCTGAAAGATAGCTGCATCAGGTACACCCGTCGATGACTTTGATTTGGTAAAGGCTTGAGAGATCTTTTGATCTATGTTAAATTTATCCATAGACTTATAAGCCTGCTCAACTTTAAACTCATTTGCTTTGGACCCAGCTTTCGTGAATGCCCCTACGGCATCGTCTATGTTACTCTGTATTTTCGACTTGACTGCTAATGTCTGGGATTTCTTACCTACATCAGTTATTATCTTGTTCAGTAAATTCTTATTCGTAGCTTTATGCATCTTAGTACCTATGATGGGTAGCTTCTCCAGCACGGCTTCTACACCGCGCGCCGCTGATTGCGCAAATGGTGACTTAAGTACTTGACTAAATGAGGGATTAAGACCTAAGGCCTTGAATGCTTTTACTGCTGCTTTGTCTATAGCAGATCTGAAGTGAGAGATAAGATTATCACCAGCGATGAATGTACCTAAGAGCAAACCTTCTACGGCACCACTACTCAAGCGTGACCCGTCCTTGCCAGGATCTCTGGATGCACCCGCACCGAAACCCGTTAGGGTCTGTTTGGCTACGGTAGCTACTCGACCAGCGCCTTTAACCAAGGAGCCGGCAGCACCTCCAGGACCTACAAACCGAGCTGCAGTATCGCCTACTGCATCTCCAATGTTTCCTGCGGTAGGGTTCTTAGCCCTCGCACCGGTTTCTCTGGCGCGTATGCGCTGTGTTCTTTGAGTGGCTCGGAGCTTATCTATGTCGCCTTCGGGCCGTAGTCCAGCTTTATCTAACAGCTGTCTCGCTCCTAGTTCTATGTCTTGGCCTACGTTGATCACGCCTTGTCCTAGGCCTTCGCTAAATGCTTGAGCCTTATCTGAGATAGTATCTAGAATAGGGGGAGAAGATTCTTCTTCCCCTAGCTGAGCGTTAATCTCATTTAGTTCCTGCTGTTCTTCGGGTGTTAATGCCATTATCGTTTAGCCTCCAGTTCTGCCTTCCTTGCTAGGGCTCTTGATCGTACATCATCTCCTGCTGGTTGCCCTTCAGGACTTAATCCCAAGGCCGCATTGAAAGATGAGTTAATTTGTGGACCACTGCCTTGTGCTCCTTCTGGAGCGAAGCCTCCATCAACAAGTACTCCCATTTTAGCCGCTCTATCGTCGGCGAGCTCTACCATCATGCTTTGTAATGTACTTGCAGCTTCCGTCGGACTCATGGTACCATTCACCACAGCCTTCTGTAAGTCAATCATTTCTTTCTCTGATACTGCTGCACCGGAGATAGATACTTTATATTTATTAAAGAACTTCTTCATAGCTACTTTGAATTGATTAAACTTAGCCAATGATTTCTTCTGAGAGGCAGTCAATTTAAATCCAGTCTCTTGCTTAAACGCTAGGAACGATGAGGCGCCTTGCGATAGAGTCTTGAAATAGTTATCGTCAAAGCTATCGATTAATCTCTGACCTGTAGCACTTGCTTCCGCGTTAGAGACTAGTGTCTTCTGCATGGCATTAGAAGCTGCCGTACCTAATTTGACAAAGCCTTTCGCCTTCTTCATGTCGTCGCGTGCAGTCTTAAGAGCTTTGATCCTATCAGCTTTGTCCTGAACTGCATCAGTCTTTAAACTGTCCAGCTTATTAGCTTTAGTTACTTTAGCTATCTCTTTGTTTAACTCTTGGTCTGCTACTATGTCCACGACATCAGTCATATTAGTGTCGCCGGCTTTTAGCTTAGACTTGATGAGCTTCATAGCTTCTTCTTCGTTGAAAGGTTTCCCTTGTTCTCTAGCAGTTTCCCTAGCATCATTGATGAAAGCGGTGTTAACGAATGGATCCTGAGTACGTAGCTCAGCATCTAAAGCTTTACGCTTTTGATCACGTGCTTCGTTCTCTCCGGGCGCTGCCGATCCTTGTGTCTGTCCGAATCTACCACTAAAATTAGTTACTAGTCCATGCTTAGCATTGAATTCATCCAGACTAAAGGGATTAGTCTTATCCCCATCAAAGAAAGCAGTGTCGGACGTCTTGCCTCTAGCTTCTAGGAATTGCTGGATCTCTTCCTGAGAAGGTCCCTGCTGTTGCGGTTGGTTAGGCTGGTTAGGTACTTGACCTTGAGGGCCAGCTTGTTGTGGCTGCTGCGGCACCTGCTGTTGTTGCTGTGCTGGAGCGCTTTGCTGTTGTTGCTGTGCTGGAGCGCTTTGCTGTTGCTTCATCAACTGCTGTATCTGCTCCTTACGCTGTAATATCTGCTTCAAGATACCAGCCTGTGCGGGGCCTAGTGTGCCCTTAGCATGATCAGAGCCTAGTACTTGTTGCATTAGTTCTTGTAGTGTTGCCATCTTATTGAAAACTCCCTAGTGATCCACTTGGTTTAACGAAGCCCTGAAAACTAGGTACTTCATCTACTAAATCTGAGACGTCAAAGCCTGGGCCTGGTTGGATATTGAAAGTACTAGCGTTAGTAGTCTTCTTACCACCCTGTAATAAGCCTTGCGATCTTTGTTGCGCTGCTTGTGTAGAGATACCAGCTAAGTTCTGACCTGCTCCTATACTAGCGTTAGCTTGAGCTGTACCTAAGTTCTGTAATGAACTCTGTCCAGCTAGTACTTGGTTACTAGTCGCGTTAGCTAATTGTATTAATCGTTGCTGTTCAGCACCGAACTCTTGTGAGGCTAGTCCTTGTCCAAACTCTGTTAAATCTTTAAGGATAGCACCCGACTCTAATAGTCCTCGAGCTGCTCCCGAACGCTCTACAGCTTGTCTACCTTGCTGCTCTCTGAATTGAAATCCAGGTCTGCCTTGTAGGTTAGATAAGATATCTTCATTGCTCTCGCCACCTAAGCCTGAGAGGGCCTGCAACTGATTCAATGCGTTTGTATTAGCATCTCGTGCGGGCTGTGCGAAGCCTTGTATCTGTTCGTTAGTAGATTTAAGCACAGCTAAGGCATCATCTAATGATCCTTCAATGTCCCCTCGTGCAATGCCTTCGGCCTTTGTGAGATCTGCTAATAATTGTTTTAATTGTGCGGGATCTAGAAAGGATTCAGTTCTGCTAAAAGTTAATCCACCGACTGCCTGATCGATTGTGTCATCGCTCCTGCTCCCTGCGAGCGCACCCCCTGCTAATTGTCCTAATGCGCTGCCGCCAGCCGCGACTGCTAGTGCTCCTAATGCCATCTATTTATCCTCTTTACTGTTAACTTTGTTTAATTCTCGCACTGCTTCGAGAAGGTCTTTGGTTTCTTTGTTCGGTTGTCGTGCGTATTTAACACTCACGTAAGCTAGTGACCAAGCCGCTATGGCTATGGGTAATCCAAATAAACCCATTATTATTACATCTATACATTCCATTATTTACTTCCAAATATTTCTAAAGTGCCTTCACTAAACGCACCCTGGCTAGGGTAAAATCTAATGCCGTCTATGTCTCCGCTGTCATTGTATGACCCGGCGCCCCTTACTAGGGTTATGTCGCCGTCTGCGTCTTTGTACCTCAAGTCCCATCGAAGGAACTTAAGAGCTGCGTCACCTGCTAAATCATAGAATATGATCTCGCCTGTAACTATGTTTGTTGATGCGTTACCTACGCCTAGAGGTACTAGCTGCATCTGACTATCCTCATTGTCATACTCTTTGAAAGATATATTGCCTGAAAGGCTTAATACCCATGAGTAATCTGCGTTACCGCTCTTGTAACTACTACCACCATCTGTGCTTACCTGTACATATATTAAGGTATCAGGCTGTGTGACTAGTACATTGTTTAACACTATCTTGTAGTCTTTAAACCCTGCTGAGGGTCCTGTTAATAGGAACTCTAAGCTATCGTCTGAGCTAATCTCTTGAGAGACTAAGGATTGAAAGCCTTGTCTACTCTTATCCCATACTTCTTGGAACCATTGGAACCATGCTGGGTCGGTGACGCCTTCGGCACCTGATATGTTAGTCGCCTGTGGTGGCGGCGCGATCTCTGCCATTATCTTCCACGTCCTATAACGGGTCTAGGAGCTGTGCCCGGTCCGGCCGTTCCTACACCAAATAATTGTCTACCCGCTAAGAATGCGAGTGGGCTTTGTACTGGTTCGTTAGCTCCTGGTACAGGTGCTGCATGTCTTTGCTGTAACATTTCACGTATCTGTTGTAGTGCTGCTGCTTGCGTAGGCTCCGGTCCTTGTTGACCACCACCATGTTGTCCGCCTTTAGCTTGTGCAAATGCTTCTGCGTTCTTACCATCAGCATTAACTTGTTGTATCTGCTGGTGTACATTACCTCCGGTAGGTTGTTGCTGAGCTGCTAACTGTTGTAGGCCACCCTGATGTTCGTTGGGGGCTGGACCAGCTTGCTGCTGAGGTCCTTGTTGCTGCTGTTGCATAGCCATGAGCTGTTGTCTTAGCTGTGCTATCATCTGTAATAGTGCATCTTTATCCATTACCGTTCTCCTTCTATGTCGGCGTAAGCTCCGAGTATGTTTATGTCGACTGGATCTGAGATAGTAAACTCGAAGGTCCACGATCTAGCTTGGCCTAGTGCATCCCACTTGACTCGTCTATTATATATACCAGTTTTACCTAAGCTTCTCCACATCTCATTACCCCAGGTATGTCCTCCGTCCTTAGATACACGTAGCATGATCTGAGGATCACTTCCCTGTCCTGCGTCTATGCCCACTCCAGGTTCTACTTCTAATTCAAAGTTATAGATACTAAGCAGCTGCCTGTTAGAATGTGTGTGCTGAGTACGTCTCATACGTTCTATACGTGTACTCGTTTCTGTGTGAGTAGCCTCATCTAGCTGTAGTATAGCACCTGTATTATAGTCACCTACTAGATGTTTGCCGTTTGCAAACGCATAACAGTTAGATCTATGTCTCTTATTCATGTTACTGTCTAGTGATTGACGTTCATGCCATTGGTTTACGCTAGCATCAAATACCCATGTAGCTTCAGCTGTTGGGAAGGTTAGTACGTAGAACTCATGTTGAGCTATTCGGTACGTATAAGCGTACGCATCACTAATAGTGCTATAACTTTCAATAGCTTGTGCGATAGCTCTGGTAGATATAGTTTCAGGTGTGTAGCCTGCAGCTCTTACTACTGTAGAGCTCCCAGCATCGTCCTTAGCTAACCAATACAATGTATTGTCTACTCTGGCTACTGACTTCTTAGCGGCTAATCCTTTGTGTAGTAATACACCTGGACGTCGTTCGAATGGGAAGGTAGCATTACCTGAGTTAAACCAGATCTCTGTACTCTTCTCTCCGAATAACCATAGCTCTCTGTGATCTGATATAAGACCTACAAGGTTATCTGCTACAGCTGTGGCTGACGCGAAGTCTAAGCCGTCCCACTCTAGTCCTTTGTTAATAGAGGATAGATAGAACTTCTGATCTGTAGCACTCATGACAATGAAGTAACCATCTTGGTAGGTCACATCGTCTGGGCTACTAGGAAATTCACCATCTGTAATCTGTGCGAACGTAGCATCTTCTACATCATATATGTAACCATCAGTACCATCTACTATGATGATCTGATCATTAGAGGCAGCCATTCTAGCATCACCACTAGCAGTATTGAGAGTACCTAGGCTAGACTCTGTGCCGTCTGACGCTACACTATATAACGTAGCACTACCTATAGCATATAGGATACCCTTATGTTCTATCATATTACGTACTACACTATCGGTACCTAAAGTACTAAAGGCTTTAAGACCTGGAGTAGGTTTCAATATGAATTGGAATTTACCACCGAGGTTATCATCTTCTAAATACCAGTTGACTAGGCGTTGGGTATTCTGTTGTAGTATAGTCTCGTAGGCTGGGCCCGTGACTGCTATAGCTTGTGGCATTACATAATCTCCGGTTTGAAGTTAATAGTAACATCTTCATCATCTGCTCTCATGGCATCGTTTAAAGATGAATCAGCTAAGCCTAATAGTAATTGGAGCTTGCTCTCTTTACCGAAGGCAGGAGCACAGCGTACAGCTAGGTTGTAAGTAAGTGCCTCTAACCATTCGTCAGGGAAATACATATTATCTGTTGTAGCATCTACATCTTCAATAGTTTTTAGGTAATCAAACCTTAAACTTTCTTGTAGGTTGTCAGGCTCTGGCCAGACGTATAGTACGGGGTTGTCCCGTTGCTTATCAAAGTAATATGTATAGGGTGATCCTTCTTTGTCTTTGTCTACCGTTTCTAGATACTCTTGACGGCTTAAGCGCGTTAGAGGTATCTCATTCTTATCTTGGTTGTATAGACGTACATGATGTATTTGCTCTGGGTGTTTAATTTCGTCTGTAAGTAGCGTGTAGGTATATATATAGTTACCGCTAGCACATGGGCCTGTTAGGGCTACATCAACGGTTATCTGAGTCGCTGAGTCAACACTTGCGATTGTCGTCTCGTCTCTATTACCACTGTCTAGTTCTATGATTATCTTATCAGCTGCAGTCATGCCAGCCGAGCTGGTTACTGACAATACAGTCTGAGCCGTAGCTTCAGCTGCACTGAACGTAGTCTGTACTAGTCCTGAGACTTTAATACCAGCAGCTACACTGCCACCTGACTGTGCCTTGTTGTGAAATGAATACGCTACTGTGTCGTTGTCGAATACCAACGCTGCTTGTTCTAATGCCCATAGCTTAGCGCCTTGAGCGCCCCATGCTTTGATCATCTTATTAAATACATCTAGTGCATAGTTCTGTGTGGAGGTAGCTAATACCTCTTCAGGATGAGTCACGCCTAATGCTATTAATGCATCCTTAACGATATCTCCTGCCGTCTGTGTATAATTAATGCTTCCGCTAGTTGCCATTTGTTATTCCTTTAGTCGTATGTTATTGGGGTTGGTTCTTCAGGCACATCAAATTCCTTGAACTGATCAGCTGGTTGTAGCTGAGGCTCAGGTACTTTGAATACTGGTGCCTTAACGGGAAATCTTTGTTGGTTCTCTTCTGCATGGTACGTATGCATAGGTAGACCTGTTTCTTTACCTATCTTGAATTCATTGCTTTTCATGTGGCCATTACATATGGCACACTCTATATTATATAAGCCTTCTTTGGCTTCTGGTCTTATTGACATTATTTAACATCCCATGTTTCTTCTATTGTGTCCCAAGTCTCTCCGATCTTCTCCCACGTCAGAGCTTCATCTCTAAACTGCGGTTCTCTTGGTGCCCTTCGTATCTGAGGATACATTGGACTTATGTGAGGCTTGTTGTGGCCTCTGTCGTAGAGATCATGTAGCACATGCTCTTTGCATACCCACTTTCTCTCTTCGTCTCTTACTGCTTCCGTGTTGTAGATCTTACACCCACATACACCACAGTATACATAGTATTCACCCCACGCCATTCTTATACCACCACTTCGCTAGACGCCAGCCTAGGTAGTATCCTATAAGGACACCCCAGACTACGTTTATGTTTATTAATCCTAATACTTCAGCCATGTTAGGATAACCCAAAGCCTATTGCGAAGCCTATAACTGCTGCTACAGCTAATACTCCTAATATTACTTTGCCTAGTTTGCCAAATCCGTCCATTACTTAGTCCTTATTCTTTCTATAAAAGAAGTAGATTACTCCGCCTATAATTATAAATGGTAGTATACATGCTATGATACCCATATTATTTCTCCGTTGGTTTTGGGATGTCTTGCTTGACTTGTAACCACTTACCTAAGATTTCATCTAGGTCTGTGTTTAAGTTATCGCCATTCATCCTCATTAAATTAAATTGCTTTAAGATAGCATCGAGCTGTTCTCCCACAGGAGGGTAAGCTTGTTCTCTATCGTCCTTGTACTGCTGTTCTGCCAAGTACTTAGCGTGTTTTGTTTCCCACGCTGCTGTCTCTCTCTCACGAGCAGTAATCTCATTTGGGCTCATGTCTATCATCACCCCGTTCACGCTTTTACGCATCTTTGTAGCCATATACTCTAATTTCTCCTGTTATGGTTCCGCTGCTAGGCAATATTTGAATTGCATCTACATCGGCAGCGGTTAGCCGGGCTCCGACTACCGATTTATTAAATATATCACCGCCAGTATCTGTTCCCTGGAAACGTCCTACTATTCTTGTGTACTTAGTATCTTGTGGTCTATATAGGTAGACAACACCACTCATGTTCTCATCGGTCCCGGAACCGCCCGACTGGTCAAATAAAGTTATCCATAAATCTGATGAATCTGCGGATGGTCCGAAAGCTCCGCTGTCTGTTATGCCTGTCCGGGCCCACGCATAATCAGATGCTCCTGCGTCGTAGTTTGATCCATTATCTGTGCTTGTTCTCAATTCTAGCTCACCATCTGATGATTTATCTATATTAGTTAGTACTATCTTGTACATACTATATGCAGTACTAAGATCTGTAAATTCTACCGTGCTAGCCGTACTGAGGCTAGCTGAGTGCGTTAGCACTACTGAGGGTGCAATTAATGCGCTATTCGCCATGGCCGTATATCCTTATCTCTCCAGTCAACGTGCCTGTGCTGGGCAATATTTGAATTGCATCTACATCGGCAGCGGTTAGTCTTTGACCACCGCCTATATAACCTTTCACGTCTGAAGTAGTGCTTTCGCCATGCACAAACCAATCCAAAGTACAATATGCGGCGTCGCCTGGTCGCATTAGCCACACTGTTCCGGATATATCTTCGTTCGCGCCCGTACCCCCACCGCCATTAAGTAGCACAAGTTCAGAATCAGAACTACCACTATTGTAAAATAATCCGCCCGAAGATGTATATTGGTAAATAGCGTATGCATAGTCACTGGAGCCGGAGTCATAAGACGAACCACCGTCGGTAGAGGTCCTAATGTACAGGGAACAATCGGCAGACGGAGTGAGATTGCACAGTACTATTTCGTAATAAAGATAACCACCAGTGATTCCTGTAAATTCTACCGTGCTAGCCGTACTGAGGCTAGCTGAGTGCGTTAGCTTAGCAGGTCTTCTCAATATAGTTGAATTCGCCATTAGTCTTGCTTCCATCCGTATAATCTGAATTCGCCGGTCAATGTGCCTGCGGTAGGCGTAATTTCTATGGCATCTACAGCCGCAGCCGTTTCTCTCCATCCTCCTCCGTGATTAGAGGTAAACACCCCTGAAGAATTATTATACGTAGCTCTAAAAGTTACTTGTGTATTCTCGGTGGACGAGGGATTGTATATGTATATCTTTCCTGAGAAAGTCTCATTAGCACTAGCGCCACCGCCACCACCTATAGTTAACTCAGAATCAGCAGAGTCTGCGGTAGTAGCATTAGTACCGTCTCTTTCTTTGTAGTGATAATGCCAGCTGTAATCGCTGGTTCCAGAGTCATAACTTACTCCATTGTCCGCACTTGTTCTTAGGTTTAATAGTGCGTCCGCACCAGTCGATATATTTGCGTACACTAGAAGATACAATACATAGGTACTAGTCAGGTCAGTAAAAGACACAGCACTTGCGGCACTAGCAGTAGTAGCCGTTATTAACTTCGGTGTTGTAGTACTTAATGCTGTATTAGCCAACTGTAATTCCCCTTTGATTTATCATGATACCAGTGGTTGTGCTCGTAGCTACAAACAATGGTTTAGATATGTTTCCAGCAGTTGCGGGTTCCGTGCTCGTAAACAAGGCCGCAGTGGCCTCACTTAAGAAATAAACTGTGCCCGCAGTTACGCCGGTCAAGGTTAGCTCTCCCGCGACGGTTAGTGTGAAATTATCACTATCTGCAACTGCAGTTACAATTCCTACTACTTCCGCATTAGCCGCACTATCTGCCTGTGCGTCTGCGTAGGTATCGGTACCAGTACACTTCAGTACATCATTAACTGTAAAGCCATGTGTTGTCTGATTTACTGAGATATCAGCAGACGATCCGCTACCACCGCCTCCGGCAGCTGCCTGGAATGTGGGTGCTACTCCTGCACCATTTGATGTGAGTACATGAGTAGCTGTGCCTACAGCGACCGTAGCAGGTGCTCCTGAGGAACTCCAGGTGATTAACTCACCATCAGTACCATCCGCCAGCATAGCTACATCTACTGCTCCAGCAGCTATCGTTGTAGCATTGCCTGAACTGGTTACGTCACCTGTTAGATTAGCGTTAGTCGTAACTGTATCTGCTTCGCCCGTTAAATCACCTACGAAGGCGGTCGATGTAATAGATGTTGCACCTGCGATAACACCAGCGTCAAGGGTTACTGTTCCGTCAAAGGTTATAGCTTGGCCAGTGGTAGGGTTTATAGCGAGCGTTGCGGCTGCTGTGCCTTGGATAATACCCGCGTTAAGCGTTATATCATCTACTGTTAATGCAGTTAGTGTTCCTACGGAAGTAATATCTGGTTGAGCTGCTTGTAATGAGAATGCGAACTCATCTGCAGATGGTTCTGTAACTGCGAAGTGTGTGCTATCCCAATCCATGACAGTAACTGCAGTACTCTGGCTAACTGTATCTATTTCTAGAGCTACACTTGCGCCATCTGAGCCTGCGGAACCTGTAGTCCCAGTATCACCTTTAACTGCTTCTAGCTTAACGATTGTTAATCGTGAACCATCTGCTATGGTAGTACCAGCATTAGCGGCGGTACAATCTAATTCTATTTCTATGATATCATCAGCATTAAGATCTAGTACTACGGAAGCACTGGAGTTAGTTGACTCTCCTGCTACTCTCATGTAGTTACCACTGAAAGCACCATCGATATCGGCCATAGAGCCGCTGTTATCTGTTCTCAAATAAGAATTAACTACATCCCTAGATCCTGTGGCAATGTCTGTCATAACTTGCCAAGATATTAAATACATACCATCTTCTGCTACGGTTATCTGATCTGTAGCCAAGGAGAATAAA